GTTTTCGCATTACTTTGGAGATCTTATGACCATCGATCGTTCTGTTCGACCCGCGGCTATATTGTCGTGGGAATTAATTCCCTACGACTTTATTGACCTCGGTGAACAGATTGAGAGGTGGAACAATGAAGTGCTCCAGGAGTGGCGAAATTCTATTGACTGGTCTAAGCAAACCGGTGCAGATGGCTGGTTGTCACACGTTAGTCCGAGATCTCGTTCAGGCGAACAGCTTGAACTCGAATTCGGTCCACGTGCTATACCAGTTGATCCCTTCGAGGGAGATAGTTTTGATTAACCGTAGTGGGCGAGAAAGACGCCGTAATCCTCCAGTGAAATACTGTAGGACCTGCGTTATTCTTATTCTCACTTTGGTCTCTCTACTATTTCCTTCCGTAAGTGACCATCTGTCGACTTTGGTTTCGAGGCTCGTTACAGTTTCTAATAAGATTCTGTAATGGGAACCCGTCACCTGCTAGACGTTGCGTGGTTACTATAATGGCAACCACGGGCGTTACTAAGTGGAAGAGCGAACAGACTTTCATTCGTTCCTCTCCGTTTTCGTTAAAGAAGGAGTCACCGAAGTATGGTGGATCTGTTGACGTTACCTTTACTCAATTCAAGACCTACGGATTTGCTCAGAATTTAGTTTCTGACGTTTTCGTCGGTTTTCGAATCTCTGTTCAGGATCGCCGCAAGCCCACTGTACATTTTGTGCCCAGCTTTACGGAAGCAGGAAGGTTCGTTGAAGGCCTTCGTTATCTTGTTGCGTGGCCGTACGATTTCCGTTTTGAGAAGAAGAAACTGTTTTGCTACTTCCCTGACTCCTCTTCATTGAGGTTTGTCTTGGATCCAGTACAACCGGATCTCCCAATCGGAACGGTAAAAGTGCAGCCTAACAATGGGACAACGTACTCTCCCCGTGAGTTACTTCAGCACATGAAGGACTTGCGCACGGCTTCTTTGCGAAGAACCAAGAAGCGCAACAGAAAAGAGAGTGGACTATATCCTCCGTTTCCTCTTCGAGTTTTGATTGCGAATCCCACGATTGTGAAGGAGAGTTTTGTCCATGGAATGGAAGATTATCTTACAGCCTACCACCAAGTTGTGGAAAAGCCGCAGGTATTCTACAAACTATGGTCATCTGTCCGCACACCTGGATATCGTAGTCTCAAGAAGAGGCAGCTGCCAGTTAATAACTACAGCTGTACGTTGATAAAATCCAACAACGGCCGTTGCCACGATCTACGCACAGACCCTTTTGGGTATGTGAATGATTGGGGTCAAACGACTGATCACTTCTCTGTCGCAGCGGCACCAGTTCATAATGAACTGTTGTATAATAAGTCCTTGTTCAAATGTATCGAGCGTGCAGGTTTATCCCTGGATGGCAATCTCGCCCAAGATGTTGCGCAGTTAAGTCAGACTATCAATGTTATCGCTGATGTAACGCGACGACTTGCGTCTGCTCTTCACCACGTTAACTACTTTAGGCCTGAGGCTGCACTCTCCGTGTTATTACACGGTACGACCGGTACATTAAACGATAAAAAGAGAAGCTCACTTGGCGTCTCTCGGACTGGCGTGTTTCTAGGTAACGGCAAGTATTTCCGAAAAGATAAGGAACCCTCCCTACGGGGTAGTGTAGCCGATCTTTGGCTATCTCTCCAGTACGGTTGGAAACCTCTTCTTCAGGATATTCATGCTTCCCTAGATTCATTAGCGCGTTATTATGCGCTCACGCCTAATATTATACGGACCGTGCGTGGAAGGTCTGTTTCAGACGTGTATGAGAATGTTCCTATTGGCCTTCAAAGCGCAAGGTACCAACGCATCGGGTTGCAACAGATCGCAACACGTAGCGAATGTAAAGTGGGCTTTAGGTATACAATAGCAAGCAAACTCACGCAATTTCTGGCACAGACCGGCTTCACAAATCCCGTGAATCTAGCATGGGAAGTGCTCCCATATTCTTTTGTCCTGGATTGGCTACTGCCCGTTGGACCTTGGCTGACTACGCTTTCTGCGTATGACGGTCTGTCCTTTGTAGACGGTTTTGTAACCCGATTCACGAGACAAGAGATATCAGCAATGATTGACTACAAAGGGTCGTTTCCTGGAACGTATCAGCCTTCTACATGGGATATCGCTGGAAGATTTGGAAGAGTGTACATTATCGTCAATCGGACAAAGCTAACTACTTTTCCGTCTGCCGATTGTCCACAATTCAAAAATCCTTTCTCGGTTACCCATGCATTGAATGGCCTTGCGCTTCTCGAAGCTGCCTTTGGACCATCTGGAAAGAGATCCAAATAGTAGTCTAGACTTTCATTGCGTCATCAAGTTTGAAATCTTGGAGTTGAATATGGCAGTGAGAGCTGATATCAAAGTGTCTTCCCTTTTGGGTGCACTCGAAATTACAACGAGTGCGACCATCGGAGTTGACAGAACGTTGAGCCCGGAAGGTTTTGCGCCTAACGGTGTGATACGGTGGGTTGACCGGAGCGGTGGAATTGCTCTGCTTTACCCCTCATTGACGATGTTGCTGCGGCCCCCTACCAAGGGAAGCCGCGTGTACCGTCTGTCGACGAAGTACTCCATCCCCACTGGCGACATTACGTCTCCTTCGACTGCTTCGGGTATTCAACCCCAGCCGTCGGTGGCTTACGCATGTCAACATTTCGGAGAGTGGGTGTTGCCTGAGCGCTCGACGCTTGCTGAACGACTTGCGTTGTTCAGTAACGTTCGATCGCTTTACGCAACCACGATACAGGCCAGCGATGCAGTGCCTTCCGATGCTACTGGAAGTCCCTTCCTTGCTGCCGTATCGAACTATGATGCTGTATTCTAGCATCTAGTCTAACCACTTTTAGGAGTACATCATGTCTAATGAGAAGCGTGATCGCAAGCTTGTTAAACAGCTTGCTACCTACCGTGTTAAACCGAAGGTAACCTTCGATGCTATTGTTAAATTTCTTGAAACTCTGGATTGTCCTAGGGCATTAGCTGTTTGTTTGTTGTTTAAATACAACGAGCATGAACAACTTGCTGCCCTTCGTTTCGATCCCCTCGACCATAATACATTGGTCGGGTTACGAGACGCGTACGCAGCCACTGCCTTTTTGTCAAAGTATGAGGATTTAAACCTTAACTATGACTTAGATGCAAGGGCTATGGAGAAATTCGAAAGTTTCGAATCTCTCTGTGCGCAAACGAACTATCGTTTCATGTCTTTAGCCGTTGATCCCCTTTTCAAGGGAAAAACCGTTTGGCTGCATAACGCAACCGTACGTAAAGTGGCAGAGATAATGGGCGATATTTCCTTTCAAGATTTCACAACAATGGCACATTGGGGCCCTGGAGCTTCGACCTTAATAAAGTCGGAGCACGCCAGCGCTACACAAAAGTTCCAGATAGAAACTGGAATAACACGACGCCTTTTGAGCCTTTTTCCTGTTGAATCATTCAGGGGTGTTTATCCTGTGTGGTTCAATCACCTTGATCGGTGGGGGTTAAATCCCACTTTTCAGGCTGGGAATAAGGTCATCACTGTCCCCAAAGATGCAACTAAAAATAGGGTCATAGCTATTGAGCCAGGATTTAATCTCTGGTTTCAACAAGCCATTGGTACCTATATACAGAAGCGTCTTAAGCGGTTTGGAATCGACATCACTGACCAAAGCCGAAACCAGCAGTTAGCTCGCTTGGGATCTAAAACTCTCAAACTTGCTACTGTCGATTTCAGTTCGGCCAGTGATTCAATCTCTGATGGTGTTGTCCGCGAGTTGTTTTCGCCTCGCTGGTACACCCTCCTTGATTGTTGCCGATCCCAATGTGGTGTCGATAGCACCGGTAAGGTCCGTGTGTGGAATAAATTTTCCTCTATGGGAAATGGATTCACCTTTGGACTCGAAACCGTTATATTCTACGCTGCTGCTTTAGCATGCGCAGAATATCACCAACTTTCTTCGCGTCAAAAACGTGAAGAGGTTAGTGTGTATGGGGATGATGTTATTATCCCTATACTGTGCTTAGATTCATACGCTGAGTTGTGTACATTCTACGGTTTCGTTATGAACACAAAGAAGACACATTTTTCTTCGTGTTTTCGCGAATCCTGTGGTGAACACTTTTACTCAGGTGCTGATGTAACTCCGATCTACCTCAAGGGTAGACTCTCAGATATTCCATCCGTTTTCAGGTTTGCGAATGCCGTACGTAGACTAAGTCATCGCCGAAATTCTTATTTCGGTTGTGATATACGTTTCCGTGCGTTGTTCGATTCCCTCGTCAAATCTGTTCCGAAATCTTTTCGATTCTGGATCAGCCAAGATAAAGGGGACGGCGGTTTCATCTCGAATTGGGATGAAGCCGCACCTGCATATGCCTCATCTGAGGATGAGAAAGAGCCGTTTTACGGTTCCTCTTATTCTCTTATGCGACATGTGGTGGAGATAGGTATGACCTATCACTCTGAGGGGGTCGGTCTATTAATAGATCGGCTTTTCGTCGTCAGCAGAGGGTCTGGAAAGATCCAGACTCTCCGTGGCCACGCCTTTCTTAGTGCTTCCAACGCCCTGGTTAAGAGGTTAAAACTACGTGAAATTCGTATTTTAACTTCCGGCCCCGACTTTGACCGAGGAAACTTGGTCTCACGACGAGGTCGCACCAGATTGAAGATTACACTAAGTCAGGTAGCGCAGTGGTACGATTTGGGGCTATGGCAGTAATGCTATAGCTTGGAATCGTAAAGGCACGTGCAGAGATGTGATAATTTTGTCTCTGTTCTCGGGACTCCTTTCTTGAAAAGGTTACCGTGGGGGCGAATACCGCCG